ACATATGTCTAATAGTTATCCCGATTTAAAAGTTTCTGACAAGTTTCAACAACTAGCAAACGAAATAAAATAGGAGAAGCATATGAGTCAAAGTAAACAAATAAAACACTATTTAGAATCCGGTGGTAAGCTAACACCGATAGACGCTTTACATAAATTTCAATGTTTTAGATTAGCTTCTGTAATTCATGTTCTTAGAGAAGAAGGTTTAAAAATAAAAACTGAAATGATAAAGAATGGAAATAAGTCTTACGCTGAATATTCAATACAAACATCGGATGATATGATTCTTTTTGGAGGTGAATAATGATAGTTTTAAATATAGCTGAATGGATTGCAAACTTGTTAATTTTAGGTTTAGCTGGTTTTATATGGTTTGTTGTCATATTTGGATTTATGATGTTGATTTCAGTAGCAGTAAGAGGAATTAAGGAGGTAACTAGTGGTGAATAAATATCAAAAGAAAATAGAATCATTCTTCAGTTTTATGGAAGCTATGTTTTTTATTTTAGTTGGAGTTTCAATGTTAAATTTATTTTTTCAATTAATAACAAGATAAGGAGTAGTAATGTTTTTACAATTAAAAAAGAACACACATATAGATAAAACTTTAAGTGTGCAGCTTAGACAAGACCCTATACAAATACAGGGTAAATTGAACAATTTTCAAAAACTAGATTATGAATTACCAGTTACTAATATTGGTGATAATTATTCAGCAGAGAAATGGGGTGATAAAGATGCTATAACGTTTAAAAAAGCAGATAATTTTAATTTAAAATGTAGTTCAGCTTTATATAACAAACTAGTAGACTATTCAAAAGGTGAATTAGTAGACGTCACAATGGTTGCAACTGATAAAGGAGTCACTTACAGGGTTGCTCCTAGCGTTAGTAAATGGGATAAACCAGTTTATGATGAAGGTGTAACTTCTAAACCTTATGGATATGATTCTGTAAAAAATAGAGATAATGATAGGTCTTTAGAAATAAAATGGGGAATGGCATTTAACAATGCAACTAGATTATTTACTCATTCAAAAATGCCATATGAAGATAAAATTGAAGCGATAAAACAAATAATGCCTAAGATGTTTGAAATTGCTTGTTCTATGAAATCATTAACTAGTAATGAGGTTCCTAATGAAATTAAAAAAGTAGAGGAAAATAATGATGACTTACCATTTTAATTCTAGTAAATCAAATGCTAATCTTTTAAGGAGAAGTTTAAAAAACAAAACTACATTAAGAGGGTATATAAGATTCTATGAAGATTTACTTATAAGGAATAAAATACTACCTAATAGTGGAGCTTATAAAAGGTTAGTGCAGCTCAAAGAAAGGTATCAAAACATATTATAATGAAAAAAGCTGAAAAAGTTAAACTAAATAAACTTGTTAGAGAACTTTGTCTACTTAGAGATAAGCATTGTCTGAGGTGCGGTAAAACTACTGCACTTCAGGCGTCTCACATCTACCCGAAAGGTAAATTTCCTAAGATGCAGTTTAATCCGGACAATGTTAAGATACTTTGCTTGGGCTGTCATCTTTATTGGTGGCATAAACACCCCATAGAGGCACATAAATGGGCAGAAAACACATTAGGTAAGGTAAGGTTAAACAGATTAAAAAAACAGTCAAACACGATAAATAAAACACTTTGGGATTTTAAAGAAATACAAAGTAAATTAAAAAAACAAATAGGAGAAACGCAAAATGGCTAAAAGATTTATAGACACTAAAATGTGGGATAAGGCTTGGTATAGAAGGTTAGCAGCTAAGAATAAATTGATTTGGATATATTTATTAACTAAATGTGACCATGCTGGTATTTGGGATGCTGATTGGGAAGCTATGGAGTTTTTTATAGGTGAACAAATAAACATTAAAAATTTTCCAGATGAAATAACAAATAAAATTATTCTTTTAAAAAATAGCGATCAATATTTCATTCCTTCCTTTGTCTCTTTTCAATACGGAGTCTTAAGAGAGAATAGTAAACCTCATATGAGTGTTATAAAAAGACTTAATGAAAAAGGGTTATTGGATTATTTAGAAACTGTTCCTGGAACTGTTAAAGATAAAGATAAGGTTATAGAAAAAGTTAAGACTAAAGAATTAAGAGAATCTGAGTTCAGATTGAATTGTTTCAAAGTAGGTAAGGATATAAAGGATATTAAAGAAAAAACTATAGACTCTTTTATAGATTATTGGACTGAATCAAACACGAACGGTTCTAAAATGAAATTTGAAATGCAAAAAACATTTGATATTAAAAGAAGATTATTAAAGTGGGTTCATAACGAAAAAGAATGGAGCATCGATAAAAAAGAAAAAACATCTTTCGAAGGTACTTTCAAGAAAACACCTACAGGACTTTATAAAGCGTATTGTTCTAAATGTGGTAAAAGAGAAATGCCAAATGATAAATGGCAATTAAAAGAAGGATCTAATTGTTGTAGAGTAGATTATATTTCTGAGAAACCTAATAATGTGTGATGACGAAAAACATATAATTGATTGGATTTTAGATTCGACTGATAATTCTAGGCAGAAAGCTCTTTTTAGTTCAAGAAAAAAATCAATTAGAAGAGAACATAAAAAAATACCCTTAGATGATCAGATAAAATATTGTAAAGAATGTAAATGTTGTTGGATGACTATAACTAGATACATGACTAATAGTAAGTATATTAAATATCCGAAAGGTCACATGCCCTCAATTGGTAAAAAAAGAGAATTATGTAGAATATGTAAAGGAGAAATAAATGAAAATAGTTAAAACAAGGAAAGTAAAGACACCCGAAAGGACAGGTAAAAACGCAGGAATAGATTTTTTTGTTCCAAGCGATTGCAGACCTATGGTTTTAATTCCTGGAACTCGTGTGAATATACCTTCAGGAATACATGTAAAAATGCCAGATGGATATTGTTTAATAGCTTTTAATAAAAGTGGTGTAGCGTCTAAATATGGGCTTCAAATTGGTGCTTGCGTTGTGGATGAAAACTATACTGGAGAAATACATTTAAGCTTAGTGAATAATACTTCACAAAATATAGTTATAAACCCTGATCAGAAAATAATTCAGTTTTTAGTATTAAAACCTAACTATGTTGATATAGAAGTATTTGAAAAATTAAATGATATATATAAAAAATCAGATTACTTAGAAAGAGGATCAAAAGGTTTCGGGAGCACAGGAGAATGAAAAACATAATTGAAGAAGCAAATAAAATAGTAAACAAAAGATCAGAGGAAAAAGAAAGACAATATGGACCTTTTAATGAAGGTATGGAAAGAGCTGCTAAAATAGCTCAAGGCGCTACAGGAAAAGATATTACAGCTGCAGATATGTATTTAATATTGGTTGCTTTAAAATTATCTAGACAAAGTTACAACCATAAACAAGATAATTTACTAGACTCTATAGCTTATTTAGGAGCTTTAGATAATTATTATAATGAAAAACAAAACCCATATACTGACTCAAGAGGTAGAGAGGGAGAAAGTTGGTGTATAGAAAAAGGAGACAAGTAATGAAAAAACCATATAACACGACACAGTTAAACCCTGACACATCTTTTGAGAGACATGTTTATCATAGGGATCAATTTGCTCATTATTTAAGATGGACACATGTTTTAAAGATGGCGAGAATAGGTCAAAAAACTTTAGATTTCGGTTCTGGTTCGGGTTCTTTAGCAGAGGTATTCTATAGAAATAGATTTAAACAGTCAAAGTATATTGGACTAGAATACAGAGATAAAACGGTTAAAGAAGCTAATGAAAAATTTCAAAATGTAGATTGGATAGAATTTTTTCAATGTGATATTGTTAAAGATAATATAGAAAAATACAAAGATGATTGGGATTTCATTACTTCTTTTGAGGTAGCTGAGCATATTGGTAAAAATAACATTACTAAATACCTCCAACAAGTCAAATTGTTAATGGTAGATAAAACTAAATTTTTATTATCTACTCCTAATTATGATGAAAAAGTAGGAGCTGCAGGGAATCACACTTACGATTCTGGAGATGGTAGAGGAAAAGCTGTACAAGAGTTTGATCATAAAGAATTAGAAGAAGAAATATTAAAAAACGGTTTTACGATAGAACAAAAGTTTGGCACCTTTGCTAGTCAGACACATTACAAGCCCTTAATGAACGATTGGCAAAAAAATATGTTTGAAGAATTAGGCAAATATTATGATACTAATTTAATGAGCGTATTAATGGCGCCTATGTTTCCGGAGCAATCTAGAAATTGCTTATGGGTTTTAAGGAGGTAGTTTAATATGATTTATTTTAATTCAAATAATATAGATGATTTATTTTTAAAAGTATCTAATCAGCTTCTTGAAAAAGGTGATTTAATTGCTCCAAGAGGTATGAAAACCTTAGAACTGCAACATGTTTGGCTTGAATTAACTAATATGCAGAAATGCATAGTTAATTTGAAATCTAGAAAAACAAATAAAAGATATTTAAAAAATGAACTAAAGTGGTATTTATCAGGATCACTAAAAATAGATTATATAAAAAAATATTCTTCTTTTTGGGAAAAATTAATAGATAGCAATGGTACAATAAATAGTAATTATGGAAATATAGCTTTTATGCAAAAACAAAATGGTAAAAGTCAATATGAATGGTGTATAGAATCTATTAAAAAAGATGTCAACACTAGACAAGCTATAATAAACTATAATCAACCTAAGCATAAATATGAAAACAATAAGGACTTTGTGTGTACTATAGCACAACATTTTATGGTAAGGAATGGAAGATTAGATACTACTGTATTTATGAGGAGTAACGATCTTATATATGGATTAACTTATGACGCACCTTGGTTTTGTTTAATATCTAAAAAAATAGCTAAAGAAACAGGATTAAAATTAGGAACATATAGACATTATGCTGCTAGTTTACATGTATATGAAAGACATTTTGAAATGATAAACAAAATATCTAATGAAAAAACAAATTAATAAAATAGATATATATACATACTCTATGGAATTAGCGAAGATAGCAGCTCTAAGAAGCGAGGATCCTTATGTAAAAGTAGGTTGTTGTGTATTAAGAAAAGATAAAAGTGTTGCTGGGTTAGGATATAATGGTGCTCCAAGTGGTATTGAAATTGATTGGACTAACAGAGATAACAGACGTAAGAGAGTTTTACACGCAGAGGTTAACGCGTTAAGATATGTAAAACCTAACGAATGCCAATTAATAGCATGTACTTTGTTACCGTGTAGATCTTGTATACAAATGATAGCAGCTTATAATATAAAAATAGTATTATATAAAGATGTCTATAAAAAAGATGAAGCTGCTATTACTCTTTGTAAAGAATGGGATATAGAATTAATTAATATAAAGGGTTAAATAACTGTATAAAAAAATAAATAA